GTTCATACCATCTGATGTCGTCTATGATGCAATGCGTCGTGGCTCTGGTGCTTACCTTGGTGATGACCCACTCATCTGTGGTATCGATATGGCACGCGGCGGCGATGACAACTGCATGATTCAGTTTCGACGTGGTAAAGATGCCAAGTCTGAGAAGACATATCGAATACCAGGTGAGAAGTCACGTGATTCAATGAAGGTGGTGTCACTGTTGACCATGATACTTGATCGACACAAACCTGATGTCAGTTTCATGGACAAAGGGTCAATGGGTGGACCTGTTGCTGATAGGATGCGTCAACTCGGTTACCATGTTATTGATGTTAGTTTCGGTGATAACGCTGCTGATGTGAAGCACTTTAAGATGCGTACTGCTGAGATGGGGTCACATTGTCGTCAGTGGTTGCTTGATGGGGGTGCTATCCCTAATGATCCACAACTTGAGATTGAACTGACATCACGTGAGTTTGGTCACAATGACAAAGATCAATTGGTGCTTGAGCGTAAGAAGGACATGAAGAAACGGTTGGGGGTGTCACCGGATTGGGCTGACGCGCTGTACCTGACATTCGCTGAACCAGTGCCGAAGCGTGAAGTACCACGTGGTCACTTGGACCATAACCCTCATGTGCGTAATAAAAACACTGGTGATTACAACCCGTTGGACACTCTTAACTCAGATGATTACATGTAGACAATAACCCTTCGTGTGCTATCATCTCGTTAATTGTAATTGTCAATACTAGGAGAATTATCATGTGTGGAGGTTCCCCATCAGCACCGCCGCCGCCCCCTGTTGTACCTGAAGCACCACGTGCACCCGATACTGGTGCTAGTGAGACTGCGAGTGATCGTGACAAGCGTCGTCGTGCAGCAGCATCCGGTGAAACTGAGCGTAGTACTATTTTGACCAGTTCACGTGGTGTTCAAGACGGTGCTGCAACTACGTCAAAGACGTTGCTGGGTCAATAATCAATGACAACCAGTATCGCTAATCTTGATACAACTCAATATGTGAAAGTGAATATTGGGTTGAACCCCATAACTTTACAAGCTCACCGTGATGCTGTACGCATTGTGTTCAGTGATGTGAAACCTGCAAAGAGCAACACAGCATTCCACACACTTGGTGGCGATGATGCACCAGTGATTCTTCCCTTCAATGATGTAGGAGTGTGGGCTTTATCTACTACTGATAGATCATCATTAGTAGTTACTGAGTTCACACAACACGACCCTGGTGCAATCAGTCAAGGCAGTAAAGACGCATTCGTAACAGAATTCGGTGAACTGTCAGTCGGTATGCGGATTGACGATGTTAGCATCAACTTCCACTATGGTGTCTCAACTAAAGACACTAGAGACAAATCAACTGGTACAGGTTCCGTCAGTAATGTAGGTAGTGATGCATCAGTGCAGTGTGGCGCTGGTGTCGGTATTGGTCGTCTTGAATCACTTGATGCTGTGCGTTATCGAGCCGGTCATGAATCAATGACAATGATCACTCATGACCAAACAGAGTTACAAAGCGGTGTAGATGTTATACACGGTTTTCTGAATGATGTCGATGGTATAGCCATCGGTAGCCAGGGTGTTACACCTGGTTTGTGGTTCACTGAAGATGGTAATGAGAATTTCACAGCACAATCAGACTGGAACGTTGATAAACTGGATGGTACAGGTTCGAGTAAATTCAATCTTGACTTTACTAAGCGTAATTTGTTTGCAATAACATTTGGTTATTTGTCAATTGCACCAATACGATTTTACTGTCATACCGGTGCTAAAGGTTGGGTTGAGTTCCATAATATTATATTGGGTAACACTCAGGCTGAAGGTCACTTGAAGAATCCTACACTCCCTGTGAGTTGTGTTGTCAGACGTAACTCAGGATCAGGTGATGATGTTCAAGTTAAGTCAGGGTCGTGGCGTGCCGGTACAATTGGACCTGAGCGACAAGACAATGCTGCTGACCGGTGGTTCGACTTCACAGCTTCACGTGTCAATCTTGGTTCGATAGACACTGTTGCTAACCCAAACCTATACCATAACGTGTTCACACTGAAGAGTGCTGACATATTTAATGGTAAAACAAACCATATTCGATCTGAAGTATCCGTTGTGAACTTTGTAGTCAATGCGAACAAAGTAGTTGAGTTCGTGGGTGTAGTGAACGGTACATTGGTTGGTAACGACGCATTCGTTGACAAGGATGTTAACAACTCAATTACGTCTTCAAGCATCAATGGTACAGTTGAAGGATCAACATCAGGTGCTGCAACTGTGTTAGGTAAAACATCGGATCGACGTACTAATGTACGTGGTACTGGTGTATTCATTCGCCCAGGGTTACAGTTCTCACTTGGTGCACGCGGTATCAATGGTTCATCTGTTACTGGTGATATATCAGCGTCATTCAGATGGGTGGAGGAGTTTTAATGCCAACTATCAGAAGTTACAACAAACGACTTGAGGCATTGCGCTCAGAGCGTTCAACGTTCATCCCACTGTATCGTGAGCTGTCTGACTATCACCTTGCTCACCGTGGTCGATTCCTCACGTCTGATCGGAATAAGGGTTACAAGCGCAACACGAAGCAGATCAACAATACATCACGTATGTCATCACGCACACTTGCGTCAGGAATGATGTCAGGTATCACATCACCAGCTAGACCGTGGTTCAGATTGTCATCCGGTGAAAGCGATTTGGATGATGTGCAAGCAGTGAAGCAGTGGTTACACCAAGTTCAACAGTTGATGTACAAAGCATTCTCACAGTCCAACACCTATAACGCACTGCATCAGTTGTATGCTGAACTCGGTGTGTTTGGCACTGCTGCAATGGGTGTCTTCCACGACTTTGAAAATGTCATCTGGTGTAAGCCTTACACCGTTGGTAGCTACATGATTGGTCTGAACAGTCAGAATGTCAGTGACACCTTTTACCGTGAATATGAGATTAGCGTTGGTCAGACTATCAAACAGTTTGGCATTGAGAACGTCAGTCAATCTGTCAAAGAACAGTGGGAAAAAGGTAACAGTGAGGCGTGGGTGAAGATTGTTCACGCTATTGAACCCAATGATGAGCGCGACGGTGCTAGTCCGTTAGCGAGTCAGAAAGCATGGCGCAGTGTTTATTACGAAGCAAAGAATGGAACACGCGACGGTGCTGAAAAGTTCCTGCGTGAATCAGGCTTCGATGAGTTCCCCATAGTGACACCACGTTGGGATGTTACTGCTGAAGATGTCTATGCGACTGATTGCCCTGGTATCACAGCACTCGGTGACACTAAAGCACTACAGCTTGCTGAGCGTCGTAAGTATCAGGCACTTGATAAGATTGTGAACCCACCACTGCAAGGTCCATCGTCAATGAAGAACAAGGTCAACGGTAACACTGTTGGACCTAATGACATTGTATGGCATGAGCAGAACGGTGAGGGTCTTCGCAGTATCTATGATTATAAACCTGACATTGGTGCCATCAACAATGAAATCCTTAATGTTGAGAATCGTGTTCAACGGTCATTCTATGAAGACTTGTTCTTAATGTTGGCACAGACTGATCGTCGTCAGATTACTGCTCGTGAGGTCGCTGAGAAGCATGAAGAGAAATTGTTGATGTTGGGGCCAGTGCTTGAGCGTCTACATACTGAGTTGCTTGACCCGCTGATTGATCGAACCTTCAGCATCCTTCAGCAGAACGGTGTGCTACCTATACCACCCCCAGAATTACAGAATCGTGAGCTGAACGTTGAATACGTTTCAGTATTGGCACAAGCACAACGACTCGTTGCCACCGGCGCAGTTGACCGTCTAGTTGGGTTCACCAGTCAAATTGCTCAAGTGTGGCCTGAAGCACGTCACAAGGTTAACGCTTCACGTGCTATCGATGAATATGCTGAATCACTCGGTGTTGATCCTTCATTGATTCGCAGTGATGATGAAGTTGAAGCAATGGCACAAGCTGAGGCACAACAAGCTGCTCAGGCTCAGGCGATGGCAGTTGCACAACAAGGTGCTGAAATGGCTAAGACAGCATCTGAAACTGAGATTAGTGAAGATAATGCACTCGGTTCAGTGATGCGTAGAGCAGGGTTAGGGTAATGAGTGACGTATTTGATGAAGATGAGCGCGGTAAAAAGCATCATAAATCACGTGAGTTGGAGTTATTGAGTATCCGTAATATAATGAAGACCGAGAATGGTAGGTCTTTTGTATGGCGGTGTTTGCAAAATTGTTGCACCTTTGAGAACATATTCAACAGTGATACCATTCAACACGCTCACAACGCAGGTGCAAGAAGTCACGGGTTGTGGCTTGAGGCAGAGTTGAAAGAAGCTGCAACAGATGATTACTTTAAAATGTTAAAGGAACAGTACAATGAGTGACGAAGCCGAAAGCACCACCGAGGTGCAAACAGATAACACAGACAATGCTGATACTTCAACAGTGTTGACTGATACCAATTCTGATGTAACACCTGTTGAAGGTGCTGCTGACGATACCAATAGTGAAGGTGGAGACACTGACGCTAATGGTGAACAAACTGGTGAAGGTAGCCAGACACCTCCCGACACTTATGCCGACTTTGTTCTGCCTGAAGGCGTTGAACTTGACTCTAACCTACTCGGTGCTGCAACCCCAATTCTTAAAGAATTGAATGCAACACAAGAACAGGCACAGAGACTCGCTGACGCTGTAGCTGCACAAGTCCAGGCGGGTTCGCAGAGTCAGGTCGATGCTTTTAATCAGTTGATGAACGACTGGCAAGAACAATCTAAAAATGACAAAGAGTTCGGTGGCGACAAGTTTGAAGAAAATGTTGCTGTTGCACGATCTGCCATTGATAAGTTTGGTACGCCAGAACTGAAGCAACTGCTGGAAGAACACGGTGTGGGCAACCACCCTGAAGTTATCCGGTTTATGGTCAAAGTAGGGAAGTTGACTGCTGAAGACGTACCTGGTGGAACAACTACACCACCGTCGAAGGCACAAGATCGTGTGTCACTTCTTTATCCCAATGACAAAACTGCCTAACTCACGAGGTGAAACATGGCTACTTTAGGAAATAGCTTTATCGACTTAATCGATATTTACAAGATGCAGGAT